GGTCTGGACATCAGATCACAGCTAAGGGAGCAAGAGAGGGCATCTGTCAAGCTTATTGATGAGAAGGTTAAAGACCTCAAGTCTGAGTTCAAGAAGGCTGCCGGACGCGCGCTCAAGCTCAAGGAAGAGTCAACAAATGACTCTGTGGAGTTCATCTCCATGTCTCCGCACAATCCCAAGAGGACGGTATACTACAAGAGAAAGACAATCTTTGTCTTGGAGGACTAATAGATGTCCACCGCGCCGCCAAATAAGAACCGTCAGGTTCAAGAGATTATCCGGTGCGGCAAAGATCCGAGCTACTTCTTCAACACGTATGTGAAGATCCAGCACCCGACAAAGGGTTTGCTGCCATTTAAGACATTTCCTTTCCAAGATGATTGTGTCCAGGACTTTATAGACCACAGATTCACCGTGGTTGTTAAGAGTCGCCAGCTAGGTCTTTCGACTCTGGTCGCTGCTTATGCAGTCTGGCTCGCGCTATTCCAGAAAGACAAGAACATCCTAATCATCGCGACGAAGCTACAGGTCGCACAGAACTTCATCAAGAAGACCAAGACGATGCTTCGAAACCTGCCTCCCTGGCTAATTTTGCCCCAGGTGACGGCAAACAACAAGCAGATGGTCGAGTTCAGCCACGGGTCCTCGATCAAGGCGATCCCAACATCAGATGATGCGGGTCGTTCTGAGGCGCTCTCGCTCTTGATTATTGACGAGGCAGCATTCATCAGAAACTTCGATGAGCTTTGGACAGGCTTATACCCCACCCTATCGACTGGTGGACGTGCCATCGTTCTATCGACCCCAAACGGCGTCGGTGGGCAGTATTACAAGCTGTATAAGGAAGCAGAGGCGGGTGTAAACGAGTTTAAGTCGATCAAGCTTAATTGGGATGTGCACCCAGAGCGTGACCAGTCGTGGTTTGAGAAAGAGACAAGAAATATGTCTTCACGTCAGGTCGCGCAGGAGTTACTCTGTGACTTCGCATCATCGGGTGAGACATTCCTGGGAGATGATGATCTAAAGTGGATTTACTCAAACATACAGAATCCAGTTGAGCGACAAGGTCAAGATAGAAATGTTTGGATCCGGAAATACCCACTGTCAGAGCACAAGTATGTTATATCGGGTGACGTTGCGAGAGGCGACGGAAAGGACTATTCAACATTTCACATACTTGATCTAAACACAGGTGAGGTAGTTGCAGAGTATAGGGGCAAGATTGCACCAGACAGATTTGGCGACTTGCTAAATGAATATGGTCACAAGTATAACAAAGCGCTGATGTGTCCAGAGAATAACTCATTTGGTTATGCAACTATCATCCGTTTGCGCGACCTTAACTACCCCAAGATGTATTACCAGAAGAGCACAGCCGTATACATCGGTGATTATGTGCCACACGGTAACACAGATGCAGCAGGATTTAATACAAGCGGCAAGACACGTGCATTAATATTGACTAAACTAGAAGAGCTACTTAGAAATAAGCAAGTAATATCTTATTCATCCCGTTTCTATGATGAACTAAAGACGTTCGTATGGCAAGATAATCGAGTTTCTGCAATGAAGGGCGAAAATGACGACCTTGTCATGTCCTTAGCAATTGGATGCTGGCTTTACGACGCATCAGCCGAGCACTCAAGAGACTCTGATGTGATTAATAAAGCTATGCTTGCTGCTATGTCTGTCAATTCTAATAACTTTGATGGTGTGGCGAATAGTATTATAAGGAATGAGCACATAAGAAATGTGCAAGCCAAGCGCGACCTTGTCACGGGAGGCTTAAGAACGATGGGCAATACAATACCACCCGAGTTTAGTTGGGTTTATAAGGGCTAAAATGGCAAAAAATGAGAACATCTTCAATCGGCTGACAACACTCTTTAGGAGCGGCCCAGTCGTTAAGAGAAGAGTAAAAGAATACAAGCCTAGCGAGCAAAATACATCAGCATACGAGCTTTTTAGAAAGACTCAGTCTAATGTGTATAGCACTGCGATGAGCGCTTACGGCACATATGACAGGATGGCTAGATACTCAGACTTCCAGGAAATGGAATACACGCCTGAGATTGCTTCTGCACTTGACATCTATGCTGAAGAATCAGTTTCTCCCGATGAGAAGGGAAACATAATACACATCTACTCTGAGAATGCGCAGATCCAGAAGCTGCTTAATGAGCTCTTCTACGACACGCTCAATGTCAACTTCAACATGACATCTTGGGCGCGCAACATGTGCAAGTATGGTGACTTCTTTTTATTCAACGACGTCTCACCTGAACATGGTGTTATTAACGTGTTCCCTATCGCAGTCAACGAGATCGAGCGAGAAGAGGGATTTGACAAGACAGACCCCCTAGCCGTTAGATACCGCTGGGTGACGCAGGGCAACCAGGTCCTCCAGAACTGGCAGGTGAGCCATTTTAGGCTCCTAGGCAACGATGCCTTCCTGCCATACGGCACATCAGTCCTAGAGGCAGCAAGACGCATCTGGCGTCAGATGATCCTCGTTGAGGACGCGATGCTTGTCTATAGAATTGTTCGCGCTCCCGACCGACGCGTCTTTTACGTGGACGTTGGCAACGTTCCGCCTGAAGAGATTCCTAACTACATGGAGCAAGCGCAGGCGACACTAAAGAAGAATCAGGTCATCGACAGGAGCACAGGGCGCGTCGACTTGCGATACAACCCAATGTCTGTCGATGAAGACTACTTCATCCCAGTCCGTGGAGCACAACAAGGCACTAAGATAGAGCCGCTTGCTGGCGGACAGAACGCAGCCGCAATTGAGGATGTGCAGTATATCCAGAAAAAGTTATTTTCTGCACTAAAGATCCCAAAAGCATATCTTGGCTATGATGAAGGATTGGGCGCAAAGGCAACTTTATCACAAGAAGACATACGCTTCTCAAGATCAATCAATAGGATTCAGCGGACAATTATCTCAGAGCTAAACAAGCTTGCAATCGTCCACCTTTACTGTAACGGCTTTGACGGTCACGACCTACTAGACTTTGAGCTAAAGCTCACTAATCCTTCAACGATCGCTCAACAGCAGAAGCTTGAGCTCTACACAACCAAGTTCACTATCGCTCAGACAGCCACGGGAATTGAAGGACTTGTTGATAAGCGCTGGATTAAGAAGAACATTTTCATGATGCCTGACGAGGAGATCGAGCAAATCGAGAGCGGTCTCTTTAAGGACAAAGAGCTTTCTCTTAAGCTCGAGGCAGTTAAGCTTCCAGAGCCTGAGGCGCCAGCCGGTGCGCCTGCCGGCGCGCCTGGCGCGACTGGCGCTCCACCCGAAGCTGAGCCTCCACCTGGCGCTCCTCCCGGAGGAGAGAGCCCGCTTGGTAATCTAGATTTAGGAGCAGGCCCAGTGACAGCAGGGGACAACAGAAATCCTTTTAGGCTACCAAAGATTGATGAAGATGACCTAAGTCCTGAGATCAATTTTGATCAGATAGCTTCTATCAAAGGATTGCCACTGCGAGCTTTCGCCGGCTTATCAAGAGCGCCTGGGACTGTCAAGAGCCTCCTAGATGAGACTGCAGCAGGACCAGATTACGCCAAGCGCGAGCGCCACAATGCACCTAGGAGAAAGGGCACAAGGGCAGGTATCAACTCTGACCACGCAGCAATGGTCGGCGTTGATAAGAAAGATCCACGTGATTCCATAGCCCACCCATACGGTGAGAAGAAAGATCTAGTCAATCCTCTCAAAAATGCTCACAAGGTGAAGATCGATGAGGGCGACAAGGACGATTCTTACATAGAAAGTTATTTCGATAGAAATTTAGATGTGACAGAAATGAACCAGCAGCAGATTGATAGAATACTTAAGAATTTGAGACCTAGCATCTCTGAGTCCAATACGTCAGAGGAGGACTGATGAACAACACAAATTTAAATCACAATAAGAAGAGAAACGTTGGCGTAGTTTATGAGCTCCTCCTGCGTGCAGTGTCATCCTATCTAGTAGAAGGGAAGAAAGACAAGGCGCAGATAACACTGGACATCATATCCAAGCATTTTTCTCAAGATACAGAGCTATTCAAGGAATTTAGACTCTTCAATGCTCTAGCGAAAACACAGATAACAGATCCTACTGTGGCTGCTGTTGTTTTGAC